TAGGAGTACCTTTAAGTCCAGTCTCTTTTAAAGTATATAACTTAATGAACTTGTAGAAATAGTTGTACTTTGTGACGAACTTGCATTACCAGTATCGACAGTTTCTATACTAACACCTAGTGTAGGTAGTACATATAAGTCACTATCAGATACTTCTGAATCTAGTTCTATAGTATTAGTTTCGCCTATTAGACCAGATGTATCTGCAATGTTAAAAGATAGTCTATATTCAGGAGCTTCTCCTATAATAGAAGGAACACCATTTGTATCTGGTTCAGGTGTATATGGATATTCTACACCAACTGGCGATACTAGATAATGTGTAGTCGAGTCTGTTGGTTTTAAAATTACGCCAGTGGGATTTTCTTCATCTTGTAAGAACTCTAAATTTTGTGCGGCGCCCGTATATGCAAAAAGTGCATCAAACTCTGCACTGTCACCATTTTGTACATAAGATGATGTATCTATAGGAGTTGATCCTATCGTCACATATTTTGTTATAGTATCATTGATTATTGTTTCAGTTCTATCTCCATTGTAATAATTTATCAATAGCTTATCACGTTCAGCAAGATTTGTTTCATTATCTACTACTAAGTCTTCATTCCCGTAATAGAATTTAATTTGTTCTGTACTTGCAAATACTATTTTTCTACCTGTAAATTTAATTTTATATTCTGCTTCTGATTCTCTTATACCAGAATTATAAGATAGTGTTACAAATACATCTTGACCTTCAACTAGTGGAGCATCATTTTCTGCATCATGTATCTTCCATATGTATGGTCCGATTGCTGGAGCAGTATATGTAGCATCATCATTCGCTACATATTTTAATATTATATCATCATCACTTTCTGCAATTTTATTTTTTATTGCAGTAATCTCTTGTACTTCAAGTCTAGTTCTGTAGCCTCTAACGATAGTTTCGATAGTACCAGAAATCTTTTTAACACTTGATGTAACTTGAAACTTACTATTAGCAACTGGAGCGGACTCGCCATAATAGACAGATGTCCATTGATAATCATCAGCTCCTAATTCTAGCTTTACAAAATCTCCCGGCCAAACTGATTCATCCATCGTAGTTCCGGTATCAATAAATTTTTTATTTGAAGGGTCTACAGTAAAGTCAACCGATGGGACCAAGTCAATCTTAGCATAATCTTTATTAACTTCATAGAAAAGATTAATCAAACTAGGGTGTCTAAGTGCTTTAGTAATTTCATTTCTAACAAAGTCAGTTGTGTTTCCATTTTGTCTATTAAAACTCAACTTCATTGTGATATTATCTGTATCACTATAAACTGCACCGTCTGTACCAGTAATACTAATATTAGAATGATGTCCAGTAACGTCATCCATTTCAAAGTAGCGTGATTTACCTGCAAAGGTTGTATTTACTGCTTTTACTTTAGAAATGATATTAGAACCCAATGATAGCGGAAGCACATTATAGTCTTGTGCGTTAACCATTCTATCTTGTGAGTAATATGAACGAGGAGCAATACGTCTTACACTTGTGTATGACTCTGCCGCAAAGTTCTCTGAAAAATCTCTTGTAGATGATACTGTAAGAACTAATCTATAATTCTTTTTATCAGCACCTGTATATGGAATTGATATTACTTTTTCATTTACATCATTTCTATCAACTCTGTAGTTTTCATTATCTGTAGTACGATACCACACACGATAATTGCCACTTGCTGCATTACCGAATACACCGTCACCATAATGCAACTCAACTGCGTTGTTGTCAATCGTGTTTACACTTACAATATCACCATTACCATTGCGTAGTGAATTGTAGATTGCTGTTTCTCTTGTATCATTATCTACTTTTGTTACACTAGATGAATATGTATTGGTCGTATCTACTCGTTGTACCCATACATCTGTATTTGAAATATTTGCACTTGCAATTGTTTCAATCAAGTTAGAAACTTTAGTATTGTATGTAAAGTTTTCAAAGTTTAACTTACCTGTCTTTGCATACACAAAGAAACCAGTTCTATCTGAAGCTGGACCTAAGTTATCGTTTCTGTTTATGATTGTAAATTTCTTTGTTTCAATCGGTTCTGCTTCTATAATCTTATCATCTTTAAATTCTGTACGTACCGCTTCGAATCTTCTATTCGCACCTGATACAGGAGCTTCGAAAGAAAATGATACTGCACGTGATGCATCTGATTGATTAATTTCATATAAGTAGTTTTCAATTCCAGAAAGTACCATACTAGCCATTGGGTCTTGTATCTTAGATGTGCTAGTAAGTGAAGCGTTAATAATGTCAATAAAGTTTTCATACCAATCAGCGTTATTCGAATCATTCCAGTTGATTGTACGATTGGCGAGAGAGTTACCTTCGTTATCAGCTATTGGTTGATTCGTTGTTACACTTGTAATCTTTAAGAACCCACGTGCGTTTGTAGGACGTGTCTTGTTATATCCTAACGTCTTAGCCATTCTAAGAACGCTTTCACGGCGTTCTGCGGTATCTAAGAAGTTTTCACGTGTGTTCATGTCAAGTCTGAATGATAGTGAGTGACCTAAGTATGCTACTAGGTCGAGTACTGCAACAAATTCTGAACTTGAAATGAAGTCATTAAACTTATCTGGATATGTAATAGAAACGTAATCTATTAGTGCTTCTCTGATAGTGTCAAAGTCATATGCTTTTAAACTAACGTTTGTAAATGCAGTGTAAACTGCTGTCCAGCTCTCACTTGCAAATAAATTGTCAACTCTTTCTTGACTCATGTTATTCTCTCTCTAAATCTATTTCTAGTGTTACAGTCTCATCTTCATTTACTATTGATACTGTTACGCTAACTGTTAATGTATGGTCTGTGTCAGACACTTTTATGAAATCTAATGTTACTCTTGGTTCTTGTTCTATAATTGATCTTATATCTTCTTCAATTATAGATTTAACTTCTGGAGTTAGTGGCTCAAAGATCATTTCATGTACGATGCTTCCAAATGTTGGCATCATTACACGCTCACCTTTGCGAGTCATAATATGATTCATCAAGTCTTCAATGATAAGATCCTTACCAGTTAAGATATGATTGATAGCACTTTTGTTTTTTGTGCTGAAACCTGTAAATCTAATAGCCATAATATTCTCTCTGTAGTTATTCAATTAAGAGTATTTATCATCGTATAAACTTCGTATATAAATACTATTATGAAACGAGTAGGTATATTAGGATCAAGTTTTTCAGTAGGATGCCATCATAATTCAAACACAAAGAAAAATGATTTAGCACTACCATTCGAAACTTGGCTTTACAAGCACACAACAGATATAGAATTTTATAATTCAGCATGTTCTGGAAAGGGATCTGAACTATATCTAAACAAGATCGTCTATTTGAAAAAGAAATATAATATTGATACTATTTTATTAGAACTTGTTAACAACCGTTCTATGTTAAATGTAAAGACACAAGAGTATGACATAGATAATATCACAGACAATTTGTATGAGGATAGTGCATCTATATGGAACTACATAAGAGCCATAACACAAGATATAAACTATGAGAAGTTTGCAACAAAACATGAATTTAATACTTGGAAGTCAGTACAAGAGAGTATAGCATATAACTTCAATGCTTTTGAGTTTTGGGGAGTGTTAGACTGTAAGCAAGCAATAGAATTATGTGAATTGTTGGATATAAAAGTTGTTACATGGCAAAAGAGTTTTGATTTTAGAGAACACATACCACATACTGTTAGATTTTCAGAATTTGCGAATGCACATGATTACTATGTAGACAAATACGATGAAAAGTCAATACTATGTGACCATGTACACTTCAATGATGAAATTAATGAAGAAATGATACGAGATTTTATAGCACCAGCATTAAAAAGTACTTGACATACTGATCTATTGTATGTATAATGAATATAACGATAAAGGAGAATTACATTGGAAGATGATGAGAATGTAATAAACTTATCTGAATTTATAAAGGAAGATATTCCAGTAGAATTCAGCATGAGTTATCCTGCGTTTACGTTAAACCAGGATTTACATGTAGATAGCGAAATTGCACTGTTGAAAAAAACAGTTGCATCTTTGCAGAAACAAGTATATGATGGGTATAAACGAATCATAGAACTAAATGAAGAAATAAGCAAACTTAAAAATGAAACTGAGGAATAATAATGCCTAATCTAGTACCAATGGTCGTTGACCAGTCAGCTAACGGTGAACGAAGTTATGATATATTTTCACGTCTACTAAAAGAACGTGTAATTTTCTTAACTGGCGAAGTTAACGATTACCAAGCAGACTTGCTTTGCGCACAGTTGCTATTCTTGGAAGCAGAAAACCCAGATAAAGATATTCACTTCTATATCAATTCACCGGGCGGGGCGGTAACCTCAGGTCTTGCTATCTACGACACAATGCAGTTCATCAAACCAGATGTTTCTACTACTGTTATTGGACAAGCATGTTCAATGGGATCATTCTTAGCAATGGCTGGGTCAGCTGGAAAACGTTATGTTCTTCCTAACTCACGCACAATGGTTCATCGTGTATCAAGTGGCACACGTGGTACCGGTGGGTCTGTCTATGTACAAGAACTTGAAATGGAAGATAACATTCGACATTTTGAAGAGTCAAAAAATATTAACAAACGATTGACTGAATTGTATGTGAAACATAATTCTAAAGGAAAAACTTTTGAAGAGTTAGAAGCAACCATGAAGTTTGACACATTTATGACTGCGGACGATGCAGTTGATTATGGTCTTGCTGATATGGTGATCTCAGAACGTCCAGCTTAAAAGCCAGGTACGTAACTCCACATTTTAGCAGTTCTAATCTTAATAGCGGCAAGGTGTTCATCCACTTTTCCGCTATTTCTTTTTATATTATTTTGAATTTCATCTGTGATACGATACCAGCGTTTCATGTTTATAAGTTCAATGATTGAACTAGTTTCAATCGTTTCAACTCCCATATTATAAAAGTAATAAAGCAATGCATCAAATTGGCTTTGCGATAACGGTTCGTTGATGAACTGTTCTAAAACATTTCCTATATTTCTAAGTTGTTTTTCTAAAAGAAATACAGCAGCATCTTTAGTTATTTTACTTTGTGTTATATCAATTCTATTAGATGCAACTGTGATATATCCATACCTACGTTCTACATCTGTAATAGTATAATCATAACCTATCTTATCACCCGTCAGTTCTAATACAGGCTCAAAGTTTTCAATAATAGCATTCTTACTGATGCTAGAAAATACAATATCCTTTACTGCAAATGTTTTAACTTTTACATGCGATAGAATATGTTTAGGAATATTAGAGTCGTAGCTCAATCCTATATATGTCCCATTAGGTGTAACAACATTCAATGGACGTTGTATATAATTTAGTAATGAGCCTGGTTTCTTATCGTATATCATGCCATAATTGTCCTAATCCATGTAGGTGCGTTTGCCGATCTGCCACCTTGACCCCAATATTTAGCCGAACTTGTTGATACTGTAGCACCAGGTGCGATATCAACATGCATACCGACACCGTCCATATAACCAGAGCCTGCACCGATTGAAATAGCACCTGCTGATTTTGCAGCTTGTGCAAATTGACTTGCGAGTTGAGTATCACGTACCATACTTAATCGTGTTCCATCTTTATATATCCATATATCTGCTGCATATCCATGATCGTGTCTATTCGAACCAACAGTACCAGTAGTATGGTCTTGTCCACCTGAGAATATAACAACATCTGTATTTGTTGCATTAGCCGCAGATAATAAAATTCTTTCAAGTGTTGGAACAACTTTAAGTCTACGTGTCGCACCTTGGTTTCTGTATGTTACTGTTCCACCTTGACCATCATCAATTGCTTCTTCTGTAGATGCTTCATCTAATTGACCTTCTGCACTATCTGGATTTGGTGCTATTTCAGATGCTGGACTACCAGGAGTAGCTCCAGAGTTTGGTGGGACATTGCTTCTTGACATAGGTTCATGTGATGGCATATTAGAAACAATACTTTCATCTACTTGTGTACTTTCAAGATTTTGAATATCTGAATGTGACACAGTTGATATACCAACTGACATCGCTGCTTGTGGTCCATTAAGATGCAATAAACTACCAGTAGAAACATACATGTTCGTTGCAACTTTTGTATGATTGCTACCTCCACTGTCATAAAACTGTGAACCATCACTCTTTAAGTGTACTTGATTTTTAGCATTAAGTTTATAGTTGTTTCCTGCTTTTAGATTTATATCTTGTCCTGCTTCCATGTTTATATTTTTATCAGCACGTATATTGAAATCTTTTTCGGCTCTCATGGAAATAGAACCACTTGCATATGCCATAATCTCACCCTGCGCTCCGATTTCTACCCATCCAGAGCCAGTAGAGTTTATCATATATATCGTATCGTTTGTTCCGTCAAGTATTATACTAGCGCCTGAACCTGTTTGAAGCCTAATCTGATTAGGGTGAATTGTCCCGTCTGGACCTACACTACCGTCATCCATTGTTAATGCATTACTACCCGGTGACTTTAATCCATACACTGTAGAATGTTGTGGCGTTTCATAACTTGCATCACGTACTGGTGATGCTGTAGTTTGTCCTCTTACTGAATCAGTATAAACACCCTGACTTGCTGTGTTTGCATTTCTAGGATGATTGGGTGTTTGATCCTGTCCTCTTGGGTCATTTGCATCTGGGTTTTGATGTCCATTCAGACTAGTAGCATTTGATTTTGCTGCTGGCTGGTCAGAAAATACACCTTCACCTTGTCCTGTTCCGTCTACAGCTGGTGGACCTGCGGCACCACCTGATGCAATATCTGGTACTTCTTGTGCAACTGCAAACCAATACCCACGTGATATATCACCGTTATTTGCAAAGAATACCATAACTGTAACCCCTGCGTCAGGCGGAGATGCAAACATTCCATAACTACCATTTCCATTACTACCTCCAAATGGAGATGCATATTGAAAGAACATTGGTTCTTCTGGCGTCCCACCAAATTTTGGGACATAAGCACTAAGTCTTCCTCTACCTTCTGGATCAGGTTGCCCCGTAGAGATAGCCATAAATATTCCACTTTCGATATTCGAAAGTATAGGCGACTGTCTATGTTTTCGCTCTCTATTAATAGAGCTTGCTAATCCACCAGTTCCTTGGTTATCAATTGACATTGCTGTTTGCCTCCTCTGCACGTTCAGCTGCTAACGCTTCACGTACTTTATTGATACGGTTTGTATCTAATCTTCTGCCTTTTTTAGTCCAATACCAATCATCTAATCTTGTTTGGATTTCTGCTTCTTCTGCTTCTAGTATTGCAATTCGTTTATTACGTTCTTGAGTTTCATACTGTTTTAATAAATCACCACGTTCTCCTGTCGTAGCTTCAGTTACCATACTAGTTACCGCAGTTTCTAACTGTTTTACTTCTGTGTATTCTTCTTCAGTCATATCTTGAATAGGTGTCTCAACTAATTTATCTCTAATCTCGCCTTGTATACGTCTTGCTTTTTCATATTCTATTGGTGTTAATGTATTAGTCGGCACTTCAGTTACAACACTTCTAACTCCCTGTCCTGTTTGTTCTGATATAACTTTTATACTGGATCCTTTTGTTGAGAACGGTTCTTTAGAAATATCAATTTCTGATGCATCTTGTATAGCTGAACCAGGATTTTCTACAATGCCATTTGTTCCAATATAAAATCTAGCTGCTGATTCATTTTTACTTTCAATATATGCATCAACTTCCGCTTGTGTTATACCATCAATATCATCTGCATT